ACCTGTTTTTAGCGTGCATATGTCTGGTATGTCCGATATGTCCGCCGGGTTTGTTCCGGTATGTCCGATTTTTTAGATCGCGTGTCTAACGCGTTTTAGTTGAAAGTTTTGTTATTCCGTTTGGTCGTGAATGTCCGTTTTGTGGCGGTTTTGTGTGGCCGAACGTGTGTTCGATGGTTGCGGATTTCTACAATTTGGGAGGATTGATGGCCGGTCGTGGACCTGCACCACGCGCCGAACGTAGCCGTGAGACTGATACGAAGCGTCGGCAGTCTGAGTTGCAGCGGCTTGCTCCTGATGATGAGGTTCGGGGTCGGGAGTTGCCGGAGCATGATTGGCATCCGCGCACGGCGCGTTGGTGGGAGACTTGGCGGCGGTCGGCTCAGGCTCAGACGTTCACGGAGACTGATTGGGATTTCCTAGAGGATACTGCGTTCCTGCATGATCAGATGTGCAAGGGTGATTCTGGTTTGGCGGCTGAGTTGCGGATCAGGGTTGCGAAGTTTGGTGCGACTCCTGAGGATCGCATGAGGTTGAAGATCGCGGTTGATAAGGATGTTCCGGTGGCTCCGGTTGTGGCGAAGGTTGACCCTGACCGGAAGTCGCGGCTGATGGCCGTTGTCAATGATTAGTCTTGGCTATCAGGTCATTGATTGGGTTGAGACTTTCCTTGTTCATGGTCCCGGTGACATTGAGGGTGATCCGATCACGCTTGATGATGAGTTTGCTGCGTTTCTTGTTCGTGCGTATGAGTTGAATTCGGATGGTTCGCGGCGGGTGCGTCGTGCGGTTTTGTCGCGTCCTAAGGGTCGTGCGAAGTCTGAACTTGCTGCGTTTGTGTCGATTGTTGAGGCTTTGGGTCCGTCGCGGTTTTCTCATTTCGCTGCGGCGGGTGAGGTTAGTCCGTGGGGTTACCCTTACGATGAGGGTGAGCCTGTTGGCGTGCCGGTGAAGCGTCCTGAGATTCTGGTGTTCGCTACGGAGTTCAATCAGGCCGGTAACACGTATGACGGCATCAAGTTCATTTTGAATACGTCGCAGAAGTTGCAGGAAACGTATTCGGGTATTGATGCGGGTATCACTCGCGTGTTGTTGCCTAATGGTCAGATCACGCCGGAGTCCGCTGCTGATAGTTCCAAAGATGGCGGGAAGTCAACGTTCATTGTTGCGGACGAAACGCATCTGTGGGTGCTGCCTAGGTTGCAGCGTTTGCATCAGGTGACGTTGCGTAACTTGTTGAAGCGGAAGATCGCTAGTGGTTGGATGCTTGAGACTTCGACTATGTACGCGCCGGGTGAGGGTTCGGTGGCCGAACATACTCACAGTTACGCGCAAGCAATTACTGAGGGTCGCGTGTCTGACGCGGGTTTGTTATTTGATCACCGCGAAGCATCTGCGAAATATGATGCGTCTAAGAAACGTGACCGGCTTGACGGGTTGCGGGAAGTGTACGGTCCCGCGTCCGCGTGGATGGATCTGGAAGCGATTGCCGCTAGTTACGAAGATCCGCAAACGTCTGCTGCTGAGTGGCAGCGGTATTGGTTCAATCGTCCTGTGAGTTTGCAGGGTCAATGGTTGCCGCAGGCGGCGTGGGATGAGTGCCACGATTCCCGACCGATTCCGGACGGCGCGGATGTTGTGCTTGGTTTGGATGGTTCGTTTTCTGGTGACTCTACTGCGTTGATCGCGGTTGAGATTGGGGAGTTTCCTCACGTTACCGTTGCGGGTCATTGGGAGAAACCTCCGACTAGTGCTGAGTGGCGTGTGCCGATTCTTGATGTTGAAGAGGCTATTCGTACTGCGTGCCTGCGTTGGCGTGTTCGTGAGATTACTGCTGACCCTCATTTGTGGTCGCGTTCGCTCGAGGTTCTCGCTGATGAGAATCTTCCGGTGACGGAATTCCCGCAGAGCGCAGCGCGTATGACTCCCGCTACCAAGCGGTTTACGGATATGGTGTTGACTCGCCGGTTGACGCATGACGGCAACCCGGCACTAACGCGTCACGTTAGTAACGCGTATCTGAAAACGGATAGCCGGGGGACAAGGATTGTGAAAGAGACGCGGCATAGTGCGCGGCGTATTGACCTTGCCGTTGCGGGGATCATGGCAGTTGAGCGTGCCGTGAATCAGTCACCGGATCAGGCGCAACCTGTCCCACAGTTTTTCGCCTGATGCTTTACGTGATGTGCGGCATTCCCGCATCCGGCAAATCAACACACGCGGCAACGATTGAGTGTGATGAGGTTCTGTCGGCTGACATTGTTCGTAAGGTTCGCGGCAAACTTGACTTGCATCAGGTAGGTGCGTTGCGGATGCTTGCACCACCTCGATTACGCGCAGGTGAATCGCTGGTGATTGATGCGTGTAACACGAAGCAATCGGAACGGTTGTCGTGGCTTGACGCGGCACGCTGGTCGTTGTCGGATAGTCATTTGATTGTTATGCGTACTCCGTTGGATGTGTGCCGGGAACGTAACGCGGAGCGCGGTGCGCAAGCGGTTCCGGATACTGTGCTAGTTGCGCAGCATGACCGGATGACGCGCATTGAGGAAACGATCAGGCAAGAGCCGTGGTCGCTTGTGACGTTTGTTGATTATTAGGGAGAAACCATGGCGACGGTGTTTCAACTTGCCGGTTTGATTGCTGTCACTACCGGTGCTGCGCTGATCGCACCCGCTGCCGGTTTCATTGTCGGTGGTGTTTTGTTGACCATGTTCGGAGTTGCATTGGAGCGTGCACGCGGTGCTGAATAATCTGTTTACGCCTCCGGAGCGTCGCGCTATCACGTTTCAGAAACTCTTTGAGATCGGTGATCCTTCGCTGACCGGTGGCACGCGTAGCGGCGTGAACATCACGCAAGACAACGCCATTCGTATTACGCCGGTTTTCGCTGCGGTTAGGTTGATCGCGGATAGTATTTCTACCCTTCCCGTGGATGCTTTCTACCGTGCTGGTTCGGAGCGTCGTGCGCTGCGACCCAAGCCGGTTTGGATTGATAACCCTGAACCGGACCGCAACGTTTCCCGCGTCGATCACTACCAAATGATGATCTTTTCTCTGCTTGTTCACGGTGAATCGTTTACCCGTAAGTTGTTCAATCAGCGCGGCGACGTTATCGCGTTACACATCATGGACCCCCGCAGGATCAAGGTCCGTCGTGATGCTGACGGTCGGATTGAGTACGTCGTTGATCAGGGTAAGACTGTTCTGACCGAAGATGAAATTGTGCACATCACGGATCTGCGGTTGCCGGGTGCGTTGCATGGTACTAGCCGTATCGCGGAGTTGAAGGAAACACTAGGCATCGCTAAGGCGTTGGAAGAGTATTCGGCTGCGTTTTTCGGCTCCGGTTCTAGCGCGGCGGGTGTCATTGAGATTCCCGGTGAGATCACGGCAGAGCAGGCGAAGGCAATTCAAGACGGATGGGAAAAGGGTCACAAGGGTTTGCGTAAGGCGCATCGTCCCGGTGTCCTGTCCGGCGGAGCGAAATTCAATTCTACAACGATTGCTCCTAATGATTCGCAGTTGATTGAAGAGCAACAGTTCGTTGTTGAGCAGGTTGCGCGGATGTTCCGCATCCCGGTTCATATGTTGCAGAGTACGCAACAGGGAGCGATGAGTTACGCCAGCGTTGAAGAATCATCGCGGCAGTTCGTCACCTACACGCTACTCCCGATGATCCAAAAAATTGAGAACGCGTATTCGATGATGCTTATCGGTGACGCGTTCCTGAAATTCAACGTTGATGGTTTGCTACGCGCTAACCTGCAAGACCGGTACACGGCGTATTCGCAAGCGATTCAGGGTGGCTGGTTGTCAATCAATGACATTCACCGGCTAGAGGATCTTGACCGCGTTGATGGTGGCGATCAGTACCGCGTTGCTCTCGCTAACGTGAACCTTGGCGCGGCTAACATCGTTGAACTTGAAAAGCGCGTGGATATGGTTGCGCGTCTGGTTCAGGTTGGCTACTCGCCTTCGGCGGCTGCGGAAGCGGTCGGGTTGCCTGCTATTGATCACACCGGTTTGCCGTCTGTGCAGTTGCAGAACGCTACTCAGGCTGCGGAATCCCCGGCCAATATTCAGGATGCTTATAACGCTCGTGGTATGGAACCGGGTGAGTTTGCTGAGGTTATTCGTTCAACGATTGATGCGATCCCTACCCCGGTGGTGAATGTGACATTGCCGGACGGTAAGACGCGTAAGATTGAACGGGACGCGGACGGGAACATTTCTAGGATTGTTGAGGAATAATGGCGGGTCTAGTTGCGGCGGGTTTGAACGCTCAGGTTTCCGGTCTTACTGCGGTTGCGGCGTATGCGAGTCTGCACACCGCTGACCCGTCTACCGGTGGCACAAGTGAAGTCACGGGTGGTTCGTACACGCGTGAGGCGATTTCGTGGGGTGCGGCATCTGGCGGCACGGCTACCTCTGACGCTGATATTGTGTTTGATGTTCCGGGTTCTACGACGATCACGCATCTTGGTTATTGGTCTGCGGTGTCGGGTGGCACGTTCTATGGTTCTCGTGCTTTGGACACGCAGCAGACGTACGCGACGGATGGCACGTACACGATCAGTTCAGGGAACTTGTCTGAGTCTGTGAGTTAGTTGTGGCGGGTCTGTTCACCCTTGATTCGGAGTCTTTGGGTGTTCTGGATGCGAATGCGCTTGGTGGTTTCGGGACCGGGTTTGTTGTTGGTTCGGTAACTAGTGCGGGTTCCGTTTCCGGTTCTGTTGGTTTTGCGGGTTCCGCGTCTGGCACGCAATCGGTTACGGGTTCGGTTACGGGTTCGGTTGGGTTCGCCGGTTCCGTTACGGGTTCGGTCACTTCGACGGGATCTGTGTCCGGTACGGAAAACAATGTGGGTTCCGTTGCGGGGTCTGCAACATCTGCGGGATCTGTCACAGGAACCATTGATGTCTCAGGCACTATTTCCGGTGTTAGTTCTCAGGCGGGTTCTGCCGTAGGCACTCCGGCTATTAGCGGCTCTGTGGCCGGTTCTAGCGTATCTGCGGGTAGCGTGACGGGAAGTGGACCGGTTCCCCCTACGCCTCCGGGTCCGCAGCCAACGGAGTCCGGTGGTGCGCGTTGGTGGTATTGGCCTGCACCGAAGATTGTCCGCAACGGACGCACTCGTTTTGGTCGCAACCGGTCACGCGGCACGGTTCGCGGCGGTGTGGCTTACACCGGTTCCGCAGATGGAACGCAACAAACACAAAACGTTCTCACGGGTTTCGCGCACATCATCTTGCCGGTGTTTATGGCTGCGCCGAATAGCCGTAAGCAACGGCGACAGGCTGAGGAAGAATTACTTATGTGGTTGGTGGACTGATATCAATTTCAGCGAATGTGCTTTCGATTGGTTCGCCTCAGTCGCAGGTTCATGCTCCGTCCGTCCACGAACAACGTATTACGTTGCGGAATTTGCAGCCGGTAACTGATCCGCAAGAATACGCACGCGATGGTTACGTGTTTGTTTTGAATGAATTGTTCACCCTGTCTAACGGTGGTTCAGCGTCGTTCGCTATTCGTACAGGTCCGCATGGCGCACAGTTTCAGTTCTATGAAATTGATGTGGATAGTTCAAATGTTTACGCTGAACTTATTGAAGGCGCAACCTATGGAACCGGTGGAACAGTTCTCGCGTACAACCTGAACCGCAACGCGTCAGACTCTTATGATTCTGTTTTTACCGCTGCGTCAAACGTGACAGGTGGAACAGTCATTAGCGCGGAGTATGTGCCTGCGTCTAATCAGGGTGGTGGTCAGTTTTCCACGTTGAAAGTTACTACCTTGGAACCATCAACCGAATACGCTATGACGTTCACGGATGCTGGCGGCAACGGCACAGAAGTCAATTTTCAACTTGGTTTCTCTGAGCAATTCAACGGCGATAACGATATTTGGGTGAACTTCGGAACCGCGTCAGTTGATAACGGTTTCCGTTTGAAACCGCAGGAGTCAATTCAGTTGGATGTGTCTCCGCTGGATGATCTTGTTGCTTTCTCTAGTCAACCTACGAAGTTGAATGTCCTGCGACAGGTGGTCGAATAATGCCGTACTTCATTACGTCTGAGAGCGAATGTCCTGCGTGGGCTGTCGTGAAAGAGGACGGCAAAGTTGTGGCGTGCCACGACACGAAGCAATCCGCGATTGATCAGATGGTTGCGTTGAGTATTGCGGAGGATATGGAGCCGGGTGGGGAGCGTGTCACGAACGCGGTCACGGCTGTTATCACGGACATTGATGGAACGATCGTTGAGCGCGGCACTCGTCCGATTCGTGATGTTATTGATTACATCAATTCGTTGCCGGGTGATTTGTTTGTGGTGACGGGTCGTGAGGAACGGCAACGTGCAACAACTATCACGACTCTGAACAATGCTGGTTTGCGTTCGTTTATGTTGTTGATGCGTCCGGATGAGTCCGTTGATCAGGTGAGTTTCAAGGCTGGTGAAGCGGAGCGCATTGCGCAGGATTACCGCATCACGCACGTTTTCGAGAATGATGGTGCGGCGCGTGCAGCGTACGCTGATCTTGGTTTGACGGTTATTGATCCCGGCGATTTTGAGCAGCGTGCGGAGCCGGGTGAACTTTCCGAAGGCGATTTCGTGGAGTGGGATTCGTCTGGTGGTATGGCTCGCGGCCAGATTGAACACATTATGACGGAAGGCACGCTAGGGATTCCTGATAGTGAATTCAGTATCAACGCGAGCGAGGATGACCCTGCTGCGCTGATCCGTATTTTTACCGCGTCCGGTGATGGGTTTTTACCAACGGAAACTTTGGTGGGTCACCGGTTCAGCACCTTGACGCGGATTGATCCTTTGCAGCCTCCGTCGGAGGATCGTGCGGAGAACATTCCGCAATATATTCAAGATGCTGCGGCGCGTGGTCTTGAGTTGAACCGTGAGGGTTACGGCGGTGACGGTTTGACGGAGGGAACACTTCGTGAGGCTCGCGCTATGGCTCGCGGTGAAATGAGTGATGACAAGGTGGTTCGCGCTAACGCGTGGGCTGCTCGCCATGAACCGGATTTGGATGCTCCGCAGAACCGTGACCCGGAACATCCGGAGTGGCCGGGTGCGGGTGCGGTTGCTCATTACTTGTGGGGTATTGACCCGTTGGACCCCGGTCCGGCGCGGCGTTGGTTGGAACGTGAAGTTGAACGCATCCGTGACGAAAGGACAGAGATGCAGCACACAGAGATCCGCACCCTTGATACGGAGTTGCGTGCGGTTGATGAGTCGTCTAATGGGATGTCGTTCGGGGGTTACGCTTGGCGATACAATGAGCCTTCGTTGCCGTTGCCGTTTACGGAGCGCATCGCTCCGGGTGCTTTCACTCGCACGTTGAAGTCACGCAACGACATTCGTGCGTACTACAACCACAACGATGAACTGCTACTTGGTTCCACTCGCGCTAAGACTCTCCGCATTGAGGATCGTGCGGACGGTGGGTATGTGGAGATTGATCTGCCGGATACCGAACTTGGACGCTCTACCGCGTATCACATTCGCCGGGGTGACATTACCGGTATGTCGTTCGGCTTTTCTACGGTCGCTGATGAATGGTCGCAGGACGGCAACGAACGCACCCTGAACGAAGTGCGGTTGCATGAAGTGTCTGTTGTCTCCGGTGTGCCTGCATATCCGACGACTACTGCTAGTGTCCGTAACTTGAAGGTCATTGCGCACCGTACTGAAATGGATGCGGATGTTCTCGCTGACGCTATGAACGCGTTGCAGGCGGGTGAACTTGACGACGACCAAGCGAACATTCTGCGCACGGTCGTTGATCGCATGACCGGTAAGGATTCGGAACCGGAACCAACTGTTCCGTTGTCCGTTCTGCAAAAGCAAATGGATTTGCTTTCTAAGGCTTTCTAGATTTTCGTCACTACGGAGCCGTAGGACGATGCCGCACGCGGAGCCGCTGCGGGTTTGCAAGATAAATAAAACATCTATTCAAGAGAGGTATTCCAATCATGGAGTATTTGAAGCGACAGGTTGAGGCTCGCCAGCAGGCGTGGCACGCAGCCAAGACGCTCCTTGATTCTGCGGCGGCTGAGGCGCGTGACCTTACCGCTGAGGAACAAGAGCAGTATGACCGCATCAACGCTGACATTGATGCACGTACGCAGCGCATTGAGGATCTGCAAGCGGCAGAGGCTCGCGCCAAGGATATTGAGGCATCGCTGGTTGATGCACCTGAGGTTCGTGAGGCTGCGAAGGTTCGCACCGAATCGGATTTTGATATGGTCCGCGCTCTGGTGGCGGGTGACATTCGTTCGTACACTTTCGAGCGTCGTGACCTGAACACCTCTGACGATTCGGCTATCGTGCCGCAGTCGTTCTACGATGTCATTCAGGAGAAGTTGGTTACCGTCGGTCCGATGCTTGACGGTGGCATTGTCACTCTGCTGAACACCGCTTCCGGTGAGGACATCAAGGTTCCGGTTGAGTCCACTCGTCCGGCTGCTACCGCTATTGATGAGGCTACGTCGATCACTCCGCTTGATCCGACGTTCAGCAGCATCACCCTGAAGAGCCAGAAGGTTGCCGTGCTGACCAAGGTCAGTCGCGAGTTGCTCACCGATTCGGGTATTGATGTTGTGTCCTACCTTGGACGCACCCTCGGCACTTCGGTTGGTGTGAAGGTGAACAACCTCCTGACTGTTGGCACGGGAACAAACGAAGCCAACGGTGTAGTGACGGCGGCTGGTTCCGGCGTTACCGGTGGAACCGGCGTGTCCGGCGCTTTCACCGCTGACAATCTGATCGACCTTGCGCACGCTGTTGATGGTGCGTACGTTCGGCTTGGTGGCGCTTACATGATGCGCCGTGCATCCATGGGTGCGTTGCGCAAGTTGAAGGACAACGCTGGTCAGTACCTCTACATGCCTGCGGCAACTGTCGGCACTCCCGACACGTTCGCTGGTTACCCGATTGTTGAGAACCCCGATGTTCCGGCCATTGCGACCGGTGCTAAGTCGGCTCTCTTCGGATGGCATGGTTCCTACCATGTTCGTCAGGTTGGCGGCATTGAGGTTGCTCGATCGGATGATGCCTACTTCGCATCTGATGAGGTCGGGTTCCGCGTGACCATGCGTATTTGGGGTGACCTTGGTCAGAGCGATGCGGTGAAGTATTTCATCGGCAACGCGTCCTAGTAACCTCTAGCGTGACCGGGAGGGTAGTCGGAGGCAGGACCGGCTACCCTCCCTCCTGCCAAAACCTGCCAACGGAGGAAACTAATGAACCGCGCAGAGAAGCGGCGTAGAAACCGCAACGGCGTTGCACCCATCGCAGGCCTATGGGTGAGCAATGCAGCATGGTCGCCAACGGGATACGGAACGCAAACAAAGCAAGTGGTATCCCGCATGATCAAAGACGGTCATCCCGTCGCGGTCGCAGCGAACTATGGTCTTGAAGCAACGATGAGTGCGTGGGAAGGCATTGAGCATTTCCCTCGCGGGTACGATCCGTATTCGAACGATATGGTTCACCCGTATTTCATTGATTGGTCGAAGCAGCATCCTGATCACCGGCACTACGTTTTCACTCTTTACGATGTGTGGGTTTTCAATCATCCGCGTTGGGATGAACTGCCGGTGGTGTCGTGGGTTCCTGTTGACCACATGCCGATCCCTGAGAAAGTCGGCGCGTTCATCAAAAAACCGAATGTAAATCCGGTTGCCATGAGTAAATACGGATCCGGCCTGATGACGAAAGCCGGAATTGATCACTATTACATTCCGCATGGTATTGAAACGTCAATCATGAAACCAACGGCTCAGGTGTCTGACGATGTGGGGAATGTGCGCACGGGTCGTCAACTAATGCAGGTTGATGATGATCAATTCGTGGTTGGTGTCGTCAACGCGAATAAGGGTACTGCTCCGATCCGTAAGGCGTTCGGGGAACAGTTGCTTGCTTTTTCTATCTTTGCGGAACGGCATGACGACGCGGTGATTTATATGCACACGGAGCGTTTCGGTGGCATGGGTGGTATCCCGCTGGATCCGTTGATCAACGCTGTTGGATTGGATGAGTCGCGGGTGAAGTTCGTGAATCAGTATCAGAACCGCATTGGAATTAGTGATGAGGTTCTGGCGGCGATCTATACCGGCATGGATGTGTTGTTGGCTCCGACTCTTGGCGAGGGGTTCGGGATCACGGTTGCGGATGCTCAGGCCTGCACGACACCTGTGATAGTGAATGACTTTTCCGCACAACCGGAACTTGTCGGTGATGGTTGGAAGGTGCGCGGTCAACCCCTGTGGGATGCGTCGCAGAACGCATGGTTCAACACTCCTGCCGTGGAAGATATTGTTCACGCGTTGGAGCAGGCGTACGAACGCAAAGGTGAGAAATCTCCGCAGGCACGGAAGTTCATTGTCGATAATTATGACGCGGACAAGGTGTATGCGGATCTGTGGCGGCCGTATTTGGAGATGCTGCCGTGAGGGTTGCGTGGGTGACGCATCACATTCCGCAGGCTGACGCTGATTGGCTTTTGCCGGGTGGTGTCGGTGGCGCGGAGATGACTGATGCCACTATGATAAGTCATGCTCCCCCGTCTGTCTCTGTTGACGTTATCACTCCTGATAAGTGGGAGCAGGCGTTAGACGCAGATCGGGTTGTTATTACGGGTACGGATTTCTTGTCTGATGCGGCATTGGTGGCGTTGGCTGAACGTAAACCGATTGTGTGGGTTCATCATCAGCAAGCACCTAGTCCTGTGCGGCAACGGTTGTTTCAGTTGGCTGATCCGTTTGTCACGATGTCTAAGGCTCATGCTGAGGTTGAGGCTTCGTGGTCTGGTGTGTTCGGTGAGTGGTGTCATGGTGATATCACTTGTGACATCACCCCTAGGGACAAGAAACCTGCCGCTTTATGGAGTGCGCGAAATCATCCCCAAAAGGGACTTCTCGCGGCACGACTATGGTCCCGTAGTATGGGACTACCGCTGACGGAGTTATCCGGTGTGGATCGCTCTGAAGTGCTTGATGCTATGGCTGAACATGAATGGTTCGTGTTTCTACCTCAGGCGTTCGACTCGTGTCCTCGCACGTTGATTGAAGCGGAGTATGCGGGTTGCCAGATACACACCAACGCTAATGCGGGTCGCCGGGATCCCGGTCCGCTGGATGAAGTAATGGCTGCGCAGGTTCCAAAGTTTTGGGGTTGGCTATGACGGAAACAATCGGCGTTGTCACAACCTGCCATACCTACACGCATTTCATTCCTGATTGGTCAGCGTCAGTTGTTGAGTTGAACCGCAAACCGGATGAAGTAATTATTGCTTGCACCAATCCGGCAAATGTTATTGCGAACCTTGACCCGCGTTTGCATGACGTTACCGTCATCAGCGTTCAACAGCCTTTCCTTTTGAGTAAGTATTTGAATCGTGCGGTACAGGCATTGGATACTGATTGGGTTGCGTGGATTGGCGCGGATGATCGTTACCGACCTACCGCGTTTGATGATCTGCAGCTGGAATCTAGTGACGTTATTGGGTTCGGGATGGCTTGGCCTAATGGCTCCGCAACTGTCCCATCTCATGTGACACCGGAGCGAGTGTTGCGGGTGACGGATAACCTGTTGTTGTGTGGGAGTTTGTTCCGCAAATCGTTGTGGGAAACGCACCCATTCAATGAAGATTTGTTTCCCTTTGAGGATTGGGGATTTTGGGTTGGTTGCGCGGCGCAAGGCGCACGCATTACGACAACAGGTCGCGTTGATTTTGATTACAGTACCCACGGCGCTCAGAATCACCCACCACAGGAACCAACACGAACAAAGATTCGTGAATGGCTGAATAGTTTGAAAGGCTGAACATGGCGATCACCAACGGCTATGCCACCTTGACTCAGGTGAAGGCTGCGGCTCGCATCACGGACAATGTTGATGATGAGTTGTTAGAGACCGCTATTGAATCGTCGTCCCGCATGATTGATGGTTACTGCGAACGCAGGTTCTACACGAACGGCACGGAGACACGTTACTTCGCGGCAACGAACGCTTACTTCGTGGATGTTGATGATTTGGCTGGGACTGCTATCACCGTGGAAACTTCGGCAGGGTTGGACGGCATCTATGATGAAACGTGGACCGCTGCTGATTATCAGTTGGAGCCGTTGAACCGCACGAACGCTGGTCTTGATTTCCCGATCACGCGGCTGCGGTCGGTTGGTGATTACTTGTTCCCGGTTGATGTGGTGGCTAATGAAACCGGCGTGAAGATCACGGGTGTGTTCGGGTTCGCTACTGCGGTCCCGGCTGCCGTGAAACAGGCAACAATTCTGGCGAGCCTGCGTCAGTATCAGCGTTATTCATCGGCGCTTGGCGTGGCCGGGTTCGGGGATATGGGTGCGGTGCGTGTGGCTCGCATTGACCCCGATATTCAGTCGATGCTTATGCCGTTCCGCAAGGTCACTCATGGTGTCGCCTGATGGCTACCCTGAGTGAGATTCGTACGGGTATCGCAACGAACCTAGGAACGATCAGCGGTCTGCGTACGTCAGCGTATGTGCCGGACGAACCGAAGCCACCTATCGCAATCATCTTCCCTGAGAACATCAGTTTTGATACCGCGTTCGGTCGCGGGTTAGATACTTACACATTCACGGTGCAAGTGATCGTGTCCAAGATTTCTGACCGGAATGCGCAATCCAATCTTGACGGTTATTGCAATCCGTCCGGAGCGAGCAGCGTCAAGGCTGCTCTTGAATCAGATAAGACTCTCGGAGATCTGGTGCAGGATCTACGAGTAACGGAAGCACGGGACTACCGCGCTGCCACCATCAATGAGAACACCTATCTAACCGTGACGTTTGCGGTTACTGTGTATGCGTAAGGAGCATCATGGCTAAGTACGTGCTGACTGACCCGGTTATCGTTTTCGCCGGTTCGACCATCACTTCGTCATGCGCAAGCGTGACGATCAACCTTTCCGCTGACGATGTGGAGACAACCGCGTTCGGCGCGGCTGGCGGCTACCGCACTCGTATCGGTGGATTGAAGTCTGGAACAGTTGATTTCGAAATGCATCAAGACTTTGGTGCGTCCGGTATTGATTCGCTGTTCTTCCCGAACCTTGGCGGGACCGTCGCGGTGTCCGTCGTGCCAGGTGGAACTGCTGCTGTTTCGGCCACGAATCCGCAGTTTTCGTTTGACGTTTTGGTTACAGAATATAGTCCCGTGGATGGTGCGGTTGGCGATCTCGCTACCACGAGCGTTTCACTTCCGATTACCGGTGAGGTCACTCGCGGTACCGGAGCCTAGACCTTCATTACCTTAGATAGGAGTTCCTGCCAATGAAGATGCACCTACGCATAACGAACGACGACGGGTCAACCGCTGATGTTACGGTGTCGGCGGTTGATCTTGTCGCGTTCGAAGCGGAGTTCAATCGGTCTGTTGCTAAGTTCCAAGATGAGTTTCGTTTGACGGATATGTTCTGGTTGGCGTGGCATTCGCTGCGCCGGTCGGATCCGTCTATCGGTGATTTCTCTGATTGGCTTACTGTCGCGGATCCTGATGTTGAGTTCGGTGATGGGGACGAACTTGTCCCTTTGGAGAGCAGTCCGCAACGTTCCGAATAGTGCATTTGGCGTATGAGTTTGGTTTGAGTCCGTCTGCTGTCATGGCGGAATCTGATCGGGTGATCACAACAATGCAGCGTTATTTGCGTTGGCGGGGTGTTCAGGAACGCAAAGCCAATAAGGGGTCTAAGTGAAGGTTCAAGTCAAGGGTATTCGTACGACGTTGAACGCGTTGAAGGAACTTGATAATGACATTTACAAGGACACGTTGAAGGGTTTGCGGAAGTCGGCTAATACGTTGCGTGACGAATCGCAGGGGTTAGTCAAGGATGGTCAACCTTTGTCCGGTTGGAAAGGTTGGCGCGGTGGTTACGACGCGAACACTATCCGTGGTGGTATAAAGGTCACGACGGCGAAGCGACGTAAACGCGGCACGGTCGTGTCAAATGTGATGGGTGTCCAGAACACTACGGCGGCAGGTGTCATTTGGGAACTTGCCGGTCGCAAGTCGGATGGTCAACCACCTAGGCCGGGTCGCAATCCGCGTACCGGTCGAACGTACGGCAACGGTCAATCATTCGTTCAAAAGATCCGTGACGTTTCCGGCAAATCCGCGTCCCGTCTGGTGTGGGGTGCGTACGATTCTCCTCAGGATTGGAACCGGGATTCTGAGGCAGACAAGATCATTGAGTTAGTCGATAAGGCTACGCGTGTAGCACAGGCTAAGTTGGGAGCATACCGTGGCTAGAAACCCTGCGGTTCTCGTTAGCCTGCTCTCTGATTGGGACGGCAAGGATCTTGCGAAGGCGCAACGCGAGATTGCCAAGATGCAGGCGCAGACTCAGACATTTGGCGACAAGTTCGCGGCGATGGGTAAGAAAATTCAGAACGTCGGCGCGTCTGTGTCGAAGGCCGGTGGGACTCTCACGAAGTCTGTGACGTTACCTATTGTTGGTATTGGTGCTGCTGCGGTTGCGACCGCTGCGGAATTTGAAAAGTCCATGAATCGCGTGCGTGCCGTGTCCGGCGCGACCGGGGATGACTTTGACGCGTTGCGGGATCAGGCTGCGGAACTTGGCCGGACTACTGCGTTCACCGCTGGTCAGGCGGCTGAGGGTATGTCGTTCCTTGCTATGGCCGGTTTCAAGACTACAGATATTCTTGAATCCATGCCGGGTGTGTTGCAGTTGGCGGCTGCGGGTCAGATGGATTTGGCTGAGGCCGCTGATATTGCGTCTAACGTTTTGACGGGTTACGGCAAGACCGCTGATGAGATGACTAACGTTGTCGATATTCTGGCCAAGACATTCACATCTGCTAACACGGATTTGTCTCAGTTGGGTGAGGCGATGACGTATGCGGCTCCGGTTGCCGCGTCTGCGGGTGTGCAGTTTGAGGAAGCCGCTGCCGCTATCGGGTTGATGGGTAATGCGGGTATTCAGGGAAGCATGGCGGGTACGTCTTTGCGTAACGCTATCGCTGCTTTGCTGGATCCGACGCGTAAACAATACGCAGCGATGAAAGACCTTGGTCTGACTGTCACAGATGCGACCGGCCAACTTCTACCGTTCGAAGATATTGTTCGGCAACTTGGCGAATCGGGTGCGACAACATCTGATTTCATTACCATCTTTGGTAAGCGTGCCGGTCCTGCTATGGCTGCTCTTGTTGATCAGGGTGCTGATGCTCTCGCTGATTTGACGAGTGAGTTAGAGAACGCAGGCGGCACGGCGCAATCTATTGCGGATACGCAACTTCAAGGCTTGCAAGGTCAGTTGACGAAACTGAAATCAGCCTTTGAAGGGTTGATGATCAGCATTGCGGATTCCGGTTTGTTGGATCGCGCTACTGTCTTGATGGAGCAGTTGACTGCGGGTGTCGGTCAGTTGACGGCTAAGTTCGAATCGTTGTCACCTAGCACGCAGAATATGATTTTGAAAATGGCCGCGATTGCTGCGGCTATCGGTCCGGTGCTGTTGATTGTCGGCAAGTTGATTAGCAGCGTCGGCGCGATTATTGCCGTGTTCAATCCGTTGACGTTGAAGATTGCTCTGGTTGTTGCTGCGGTTGCGGCGTTGGCTGCCGGGTTCATGTACCTGTGGAACAATAGCGAGACTCTACGGAATACGGTGATGGAGGCGTGGAACAGTATCCGCGCTGCCGTGTCTCAGGCGATTGATCAGGTGAAGCAATCGTTGTATGAGAACAGGGATGCGATAGAGACGCTACGGCAGGCGTTCATGCAGATCATGCAATTCCTCGCTGACTATGTGATTCCTGCGTTGGTTCTTTTCTATTCCGTGTATCTGCAAACGTTGATCACGTTCCTCGCTAAGATCATCACAACAGTTATTGAATTGATTTCGTATTGGACTAACTTCATCGCTAAGTTGGTTGAGGTCGGTACGGCAATCATTGAGTTCCTTGCGACGGCGAAAACAAATATTGATACTTTCGTTGAGGGTGTCCGTACTGCGCTCGTGAACACGTTCAATGAGATACGTGATTTCTTCGCGGAGGTTTTCGCTGAGATTTACACGACGATCACGGACACAATCAAACGTGCAATCAACTTCGTTATTGGTGGTATCAACCGTGTCATCAATGCGTGGAATGGGATTTCGTTTACGATCCCGACGGTGACTGTTCCGTTTGTGGGTACGTTCGGTGGTCAGTCGGTGGGGACGAATGACATTCAACCGATTCCGGAGTTGGCTGATGGTGGCATTGTTTCGAAGGCTACGTTGGCGGTTATCGGTGAGGCCGGTCCGGAAGCCGTGGTTCCGTTGCGGAAGTCCGGTAATGCGGGTCAGTTCCTTGGCGGGTCGAATATAACGATCAATGTTACTGCCGGTATGGGTACTGATGGTGCGGAGGTCGGTCGGCAGATCGTGGATGCCATCCGTAAATATGAACGGCGGTCCGGTCCTGTCTTTGCGGGTGCATGATGGCTAACCCTGCGGTGACGGTGAAGATTGCGTTTGATTTGAACGCTGCCGGTCAGGGTGATTTCTTGACGTTGAATGACCCGGTGAAGGGTGAGTTGGGGAACGCTAGTTATCCGCTTGCTGGTGATGTGTTGACGGATGTTACGGCTGATGTTCGGTCGGTGCGGATCCGTCGTGGTCGGTCTAACGAGTTGGATCGTTTTCAGGCAGGGTCGATTGATGTTGTGTTGGATAACCGGCAACGCTTGTATGATCCGACGGCTGGGACGGCGGTCAGTCCGTATGGTGTGAGTTTGAAACCGCGTAAGGAAATCACGGTTGCGCTTGATGGTGAAGCGGCGTTCGTCGGTCAGGTTGATGATTGGGATTTGGAATATCAACTGTCGGGGGATAGCGTCACGAAGGCTAAGGGTGCGGACGGTTTCGCTATCTTGTCGCAACAGACGATCAGTCCGCATACGACTTCGGCTGAGACGACGGGTGAACGTGTCGCGGCGATCCTTGACCGGGGGGAAATAAATTGGCCGTCCGCGCTGCGTGATATTGATACCGGTGAAGCAACCCTTATTGCGGATTCTGTTGGCGGTACTGCGAATCCTGCACCTGTGAACGCGTTGCAGTATTTGCAGCGTGTGGAACGTGATGAACCTGGCGCGTTGTATGTGGATCGTTCTGGTTTTCTCACGTTCCGTTCACGTACGGATGTGCAGACGATTACTAGCACGAAGTTCGCGGATGATGGTACAGGCATTCCGTTTTCTAATATCGGTGTTGAGTATGGTACGGAGCAGTTGAGGAATGCGGTTTCTGTTGCTCGCGTGAATGCTGGTACTGCGACGGCAGCGGATCTTGATTCGCAAACTGATTACGGTGTCATCAGTTATGAACAACGCGATAGCCTGCTGGATTCTGATGCGCAGGCGCAATCGTTAGCGGATTGGCTGGTGAACCTGTATGGTCAACCACAGTTGCGGATCAGGGAAGTTGCATTTGATCTGATCGGGTTGACCGATGATCAGGTAACAGAGTTGTTGACGTTGGATCTTGGTGACGCGGTTCAGGTGGTGTTCACTCCGAACAGCATCGGTTCACCTATTTCCAGATATGTAGCGGTTGATTCAATCGAACATGACATCACACCGGGTACGCATCGGATGAAGGTTGGCTTGTCGCAGACCATCGGCGCGTTTATTCTTGATTCGCCGGTGTTCGGTGAACTTGACGACGACATTCTCGGTTTCTAGGTAAGGGAGAATCATGGCGCAATTTACTGCCGGTGAGGTTTTGACGGCGGCTAACCTGAATAATGCAATCAACGGTCCTACGTTGAACGCGCAGACGGGGACCGCGTACACGCTGGCGGCTACGGATACCGGCAAGTTGGTGACGCTATCTAATGCGTCGGCTATCACGGTGACGGTGGAGCCTGAGGCGACGGTGGCGTTCACGGCTGGCGCTGCGGTGGGTATCGCTCAGTTGGATGCCGGTCAGGTGACGATCACGGCTGGGTCGGGTGTGACGATCAACGGCGGTTCAGCGTTGAACGCTCAATACTCAGCGGCACAGTTGTATTACTTGGACAGCGATACGTGGCTGGCCGTGGGTGATTTGGCGTGACTCTGTTTCACGCGCTGGGTCCGTTCGCGGCGCAGGGTGGTGTGGTCGCTGCTCCCGGCATGGTGCTTCTGACTGACTACACGATCACTCATGCTGGTACATCAGCGACTCTCACCAATGGTCAGGTGACGTTCACAGCGGTTACGTCGCTGTCGTTGGACGGGGTATTCTCGGCTGACTTCGACAACTACCTAATCCTAATCCGATGCCTTGGAAATACTGACATAAATATGCAATTACGGATGGTTGCCTCTGGAACGCCAGCCACAGGATCAAATTACACCACGCAGGAAATATATGCTGTTGGTACGGTAGTTGGTGCTGGTAGAGCATCCGGCACAATCGCAAGTTTTCAGTTTTTTGGGTCCCAAAACATGAACGGCACTCATTTACATCTTTATGGTCCTGCCTTAGCGCAGCCAACAGCATTTAGAGCAGTTGGAGCGCGAGGAACGGGCGGTGCACAGATTGACGAATTGGCTGGCACTCATTCTTTGTCTACGTCTTATGACGGCCTGTATATATCGGCAACGAATGGGAACATTACCGGCGCTCTACAAGTGTATGGGGTGAGATCATAAATGGCTGCTGGTGATGGTCTTGTAAGCATGACACCCACCTCTATCGCGCACAGCGGTACGAGTGCGAGTATCAACGCTGATGGTGGTGTGGATTTCACGGCGGTGACTGAGTTGTCGTTGAATGGTGTGTTCACGAGCGAGATAGACAACTACCTGATCGTGATTAGTGCATATACAA